CCAAAGGTCGCTTGGCATTGACCCCTGAAGGTCAAGCAAAGCTAGGCTACGAACCAATTGAAAAGAACCTAATCATTGAAGAAGAGGGCTTCCGTCTTGGTCGTGATCTTGCTGATGTTGCAGGTCTGGCTCCTGAAACAATCGGTTCTATCATCGGTGGGATCATCGGTGCGCCAACTCTTATCGGTGGTGCGGTTGGTGCGGGTGTAGGTGCAGCAGGTGGTCAGCTTCTTGAGGAAGGTCTAGAAAACATTCTTGGACTGCAGAAGCAAACTGGTACTGAAGTTGCCAAGCAAGCAGCTATCGAAGGTGCTTTAGCAGGTAGCATTGACCTTGTTACTATGGGTACTTTTAAAGCAGGCCGAGCCTTGATTCAGGGTGCAGGTAAAGGTGCAAGTGCAGCCGCTCGTGCTATGGGGCAAGGTGAACGTCAGTTAGGTCAGGCACAAGCCGAACAAGCCCTGCGGATCATGGATGAGGGCGGTATGCCGAGCTACGAAGCAGCGGGTATGCCTGCAGCAGTATCTCGTGCCTCACAGATCGCAGAAGCAATTTCAGGAAAAGAAAAACGTGCTGTTCAAAACGTAGTTTTTGCCCTTAACAAAAAGGAGAAACTACTCAAGGAAGCAGGTATCATGGATGAATCTGGACAGATTGTCGCAGGTGCAACCACTGATGATCTTGCGAAAGTCATTGCTGATTCTGCGCCGAATAAAGCAAATCAGTTGCAACGTGCGTTGGATGATGCCCAAGAAGCGCATATGAAAGCGATTGATGAAACAATCTCCCTTCTTACAAAGTCAACGAAAGAAGGTACTGAGATTGATGACGCGGTGCTTGATGTCCTCATGTATAATTATGATGAGTTCGCGAAGGGCGCAAATACAAGCTACAAGGCTGTTGATGACAAACTTGCAGAAATCACTGGCCCTATCACAATAAATGGCAGAACAGTTCAGGTTGAAGGTGGAGAACTTCCAGTCTTTGATATTCGTGCGTTAAAGACGCGCTTTGATGATGTTATTGATAGCAGATACGGCGGTGCAGCATCTACGGCACCTGATGAATTTACTGCGATTGGCGCACAGATTAACGATCTTGTGAATAAAGGATCAGAAGTAGGATTCACTTCATTCAACGGTCTTCGTGCGTTGCGTAAAAACATTCAAGATACCTTGATGGACCCACGCCTAAGTATTTCAGATACTACGCCTCGCCGTCTTTTGGTCGATCTACGAAATAATGTTGACAATATGTTGAGCGGAAACGTTAAACTAACTGGCGTTGGTGGCTCTGGCAATGCAGCTAAAATGCGTACAGCTATGAGCTTGTTGCAAGATGCAAACAAAGCCTATCGCGCAGAGATGCGCATGTTCAATCGCTTAGAAAACTTAGGAATTGTTCGGAATCTTGGCGAACCGGGAGTGAATGTTAAGCTGGAAGTTGGTCGCAACTACGACAAAATTATTCAAAGTCCAGCGCGGATTGAAGCTGCATTAGAAGCAGCAAAAGGACAAAAGGAAGTTGTTCGGCAAGACCTAGCAAAGCGTTACCTTGACGAAGCATTGCTTGATTCCAACAAAGACTTTGCAGACCCAACGAAGTTTAACGGTGTTCAGTTCTACGGTAAAATCAAGCGTATGAACAAAGACAAAACTGGTAAGCTATTGTTTGGCGATCAGTGGGGTGAAGTTCAAAATCTAGCAAAATCATTGGCTTACGGTGGCGTTAAAAAGATTGATGATGCAACGCTACAGCGCATCGTGGCTCAAAACCCAGACGCAGGCATTGTTCAAACATTGCGTAGCGTTCGTGATGCACAAGTCGGGCTAGAAGAAGCATCTCAGTCTAGCATCTTGCGCCGTTTGAACTCAGGCAACCTAGACCCAGAAGAAGCAGCAGCAGCGATCACAAATCGCAACATGACCCGTGCGCAAATGAATCGCATCCTAAAGTTTTTTGACGACAGCCCGGAAGCTCAAAACACAATAAGACGAACAATTGTTAATGATATTCTTGGTTCTGTAGACGAAGATATCTTCATTAACGAAAAAGCAGCTTACTCTCTTCGTAACGCGCTGGACTCTTACAAGCCAGAAATGCTGAACAAAGTTCTTGGAGAGCAAGCAGTCAAAGACATAAAGCAATTAGCAGATGATCTTGTTTTCTTGCGTGACACAGGAGCAAGAGGCGCAGGCTCACTAGCTGCAGACGCTATTCGTACAGGTCAGTTCACAAACCCAATGAAGAACATCCCCAAAGCGGGTCGCTTCCGTGTACTGAACTATATGATGAACAACCCAACAGTTATGCGCCGTGCGTTAGAAGTTAAAGCAGGTCGTACAAGCCCACAAGCAGCAGCACAAAGCCTAACGCAAGCACTGAATGAATCAGCAGCGCAAGTTACTGGTGAAGGTGTGCCGTTAACTCAACGGGCAGCAGGGGCAGTAAAGGGTGTAGGTGCTACACTTGGAGCTATCAATCGCGGTCAGGTAGCAACTCGTCAGGGGTTGGGTCAGCTACTTACTTCTCCCCAGCAGGTTCGCGGAACTCCCCCGGAACAGCCGCGCACAAGCCGAACAACTGTTCCGCAAGTGCTTCCCCCGGTAACAGCAGAAGATATGCAGATAACCCGAACAATAGACCCACGCGTTTTTCAGCAGCAGCAAAGCCTGCGTGAACGCGCAAAAAGAAACCCCTATGTAGCTTCTACACTACTAGGGGGTCTTGGAAGCGCAGGGCTTCTTTAGTCTTCAATGATTGCGGATAGCCCACCTGTGATAACACGAGCAGGTGTGGGCTGTCGTGTCATACCGTAAGATTCATATTCACGATCAACGAGCAGTGACAATTGCTGCGAAATGTTGCGGCGTTCTTTCTCCGCCATTTGAACTATTTTCTCATAAGTGTCTGTGCTGACACCTATAGACTTGTATTTTGATGGCTTAGGCACTAGCATAACTCCCATAATGTACTCAAAACCAACATATAATCCCAAACTTAAAAGGTCAAGGCCGAAGTACGGTAACAAGAAGACCGTGGTGGATGGGATTACATTCGATTCCAAGTGGGAATCGCAGCGGTATTTATATCTAAAGTCTCTCGAAAGAGCAGGTCGTGTGCAGAATTTAGAACTGCAGCCGCGCTTTATTATCACAGTAAATGGTCAGAAGATTTGCACCTACGTTGCTGACTTTCAGTACGATAAAGAAACTAAGGACGGCGAGTGGGAACACATCATCGAAGATGCCAAAGGCGTGGAAACCCCTGAATTTAAACTAAAAAAGAAGTTGATGAAGGCTGTTCACAACATCGAAATCTACCTTTCTAAAAAAAGTGGTTGACATAAATCCCATACTTTACTAAGTCTAAGTCTCTAGAAAAATTTAACGCGGAGACTGACATGGACAGTAATGAACTGTTCGAACGTCGAGATGAATTAAAAGTCATCGTTGCCGAGCTACGTGCGGAGCTAAAAGACGTTGAAGAACAAATCTCAGATATGTGGCTATCTGTAGCGCGTGACGCATTACGCGCAGATGGCAAAGACTTTGGCACCACGTACATCGTGGCAGGCAACAGAAAGTTAAAAGCTGTTGTCCGCAAGAAAGTTACGTGGGATCAAGACGAGCTAGGCAGAGCATTGCAAGAAATGCCTGAGAACGAAGCTCGTCACTATGGCAAACTTACACTCGCAGTAGAAGAGCGTAAGTACACAACAGCACCACCTTCAATCAAAGAAGTATTGGAGCCTTGCCGCACGGTAGAGGTTGGTGGTTTCACAATCGAAGAGGTGGACTAATGGGTTTACAAATTATCACAGCCGAACAACGTCTTGCAGAAAAGCGCGGTCATAAGATCGTCGTATGTGGCGCAAGCGGCGTAGGCAAAACAACATTGGCTCGTACACTAGAGCCTAACACTACACTCTTTATGGACTTAGAAGCGGGTGATGCGGCTATCGAAGGATACCCCATCGACGTTATCCGTCCTCAAACATGGGCAGAATGCCGTGACTTTGCATGCTACATTGGTGGGCCAAACCCATCATTGTCAGAGGATCAGCCATATAGCCAAGCACATTACGATTACGTTGTGCAAACATATGGCGATCCTCAAGAGATTATGTCGAAGTTTAGCACGATCTTTGTTGACTCAATCACAGTCGCAGGTCGCCTATGTTTTCAGTGGTGCCAACAACAGCCAGAAGCACGATCCGATAGGACTGGCAAGTTGGACACTCGTGCGGCCTACGGCATGCACGGTCGCGAAATGATGGCATGGCTTACACACTTGCAGCATATTCGCGAAAAGAATGTCATTTTCGTCGGCATCCTAGACGAAGTTACCGATGATTATGGCAGAAAGCAATACGCGTTACAGATCGAGGGGAGTAAGACTGGACGCGAATTGCCGGGAATCGTAGACGAAGTGATCACGATGGCTGTCCTTGGGGGAGACAATGGACCATTTCGTGCCTTCGTCTGCGGTGCCCTAAACGAATGGGGCTACCCTGCCAAAGATCGGTCTGGTAGGCTCGACACATTGGAAGAACCGCACTTGGGTAAACTGATGGCAAAGATGTCAACAGGCCCATTGCAATCAGAGCGTCCATTGGATTTCGTTGATCCAAACGTTCAAAATTCTAGCGAAGGAGAAATCGCAAATGCTTAATTTAAATAATGCACCCGTATCAGACGCACCACAAATGGAGCGCACTCTAATCCCTGCAGGCACAGTGTGCCGTGCCGTGATCGTCGTCAAGATGGGCGACATCGAACTTCAAGAGTTCGGCGCAGGTCAGTGGTTCAAGCAATCACAATCATCAAAAGCCAAGTGGATGGAGCTAGAGTTCACAATCGTGGGCGGTGAACATGATCGCCGTAAGTTCTGGGATCGCATCTTTGTCGATGGAGACAAGATGGGCCAGAGCGGTATTCCACAGGCCAAAGAGATTGGTTTGCAAACATTGCGTCAAATCATCGAAAGCGCAAATAGTCTTGATCCAAGCGACATGTCACCAGAGGCGCAGCAGCGTCGAAATATCTCAGGTGTCATGGACTTGAATGGAATGGAGATTTGCGCTAAAGTTGGCATCAAGAAAGGCAACAATGGCTACTCTGATAGCAACAAGCTAACAGCAGCCTTAACGCCGAATCAAAAGGATTTTATCCCATCTGGTCAAGCGCCAGTCATGCAGACACCTGCAGCGGCAGCGCAAGCACCAACGCCTCAACCACAGGCAACAGGTGCAGCACCAAGTTGGGCTAATCGGTAATATCTAGCGGCACAGGTCACTCCGCACCTGCTAGACCACGGAAAGGGGGCCGTGGGCCAAATACCCCCTCACTTTCTAGATCAAATGGAGTCCCAACATGTTACTGCGCCCCTATCAAGAGGCGGCTGTCGATGATGCATGTAAAGCACTCGACAAGCACAGCAATACAATTGTAGTCGCCCCCACAGGCGCAGGTAAGACCATTATGATGTCCGCTCTCATTGGGCGTAGATTCAAGGATGGCAAAAAGATTCTCGTGATGCAGCATAGAGATGAACTTGTTGATCAAAACAAATCCAAGTTCGAGCGCATCAACCCGTACATCACAACAAGCATCGTAAACGGCACCATGAAAAACTGGGACGGTAGTGCCGTATTCTCTATGGTGCAAACAATCTCACGCGAACGCAATCTGCGGGATCGTCCCGTATTCGATATGGTCGTCGTGGACGAAAGCCACCACGCTGCAGCAGATACATATGTTCGGGTTATCGACGCAGTGAAAGAAGATAACCCTGACGCAGAAATCGTGGGCTTCACAGCTACGCCTAACCGTGGCGATGGCAAGGGACTGCGCAACGTATTCAGCAATTGCTCACACCAGATTGAAATCACCACTTTAATCCGCGAGGGCTTTCTTGTCGCACCGCGCACCTATGTGATTGATTGCGGGGTCAAAGATCAACTGGATAAGGTTACGCGCAAGGGCAACGACTTTGATATGGATGAAGTCGAAGCGATTATGAACCGCAAGGTGATTAACCAAAAGGTTGTCGAAGAATGGCTTAACCATGCAGAAGACCGCAAGACAGTTGTGTTCTGCAGTACAGTCAAACACGCAGAAGACCTACTGGCAGAGTTCCTACTTGAAGGGGTCAACGCTGAAATCGTGACAGGCGAAACGCCAAAGCCTGAACGCGCACAAATTCTACATGATCTAGCACACGGTGACGTACAAGTTGTGGTCAACGTAGCCGTGCTGACAGAGGGTTTCGACGCTCCACCGGTGTCCTGTGTCGTCCTCACGCGCCCCTGTTCTCAGAAGGGCACAATGGTGCAAATGATTGGGCGTGGCCTACGCACCATTGATCCAGAAGAGTTTCCTGACACGGTAAAGACAGACTGCGTTGTGCTAGACTTTGGCACAAGTGTTCTAACGCACGGATCACTTGAAGACGCTGTGAACCTAGATGATCGCGAAAAGGGAGAGGCACCCACAAAGATTTGTGCTGAGTGCGAAAGCGAAATCCCAATGGGAGCGCAGGTCTGCCCTATCTGCGGTACAGAAATTGTATCGGAGTCCGAGGAGAAAGAAGAACTTGTTCGGTTTACCATGACCGAATATGATCTTATGCAAATGTCGCCGTTCCGTTGGATTGATCTGTTCGGTGACGGAAGCCTGCGCATGGCTATGGGATTCGAAGGGTTTGTCGGTGTGGCAAATACTGCAGAGTTAAGTGTTGCGTTTGGCAGACATGGTAAGAACAAGCTGCGCGTCCTAGCAGTGGGCGGTAGCGCACAAGCTACAGCAGCAGCCGATGACTTCCTGCGCGAAATCGAAGACAGTGGCGCAGCAAAGAAAACAAAGAGATGGCTTGATCAAAGAGCCACAGAGAAACAGATTGAGCATCTGCGAAAGCAGGGCATCGAAGTGGGTTTCATGGACTTTTCATGGACAAAGTATAAAGCCGCTTGCATGCTCAGTTTCTTGTGGAACCGAGGCACAATCGAATATGCAGTGGAGAAATATCTATGAAAGACGTAAGAACACGTTGGGCTGTTTATGATGACGGACTCAAAGTTTGGTATGATGGTGAACTGGTCGCTAAAATACACACATCAGAATTTAAGTATATTCTTGCCGATTTAGCGTTATGGTTAAGACATAACAACGGAGAGGATATCGGCGATGCCAAGGTTTGAACTTGTCCTATCAATAGCCAAGAGAAGTGACGAACAAGAACTATACACCGAGGAATACGATTATATGTGCTTTTGCAAGGACTTAGGTGACATCGAAGAAATTACCGACACGGTAAATGAAATCGTTCACGAAGAGTTCCAAGACAATGAGGAAGGCGAAGTATTGTTCGGGACAGCCGATGTCATCATAAACGAATCAACAGTTTTGATGATGCAGTACAAAAACAAAGAAGTCCCTAGAGAAGAATTAAACGAAATAATGGACTTAATTATAGACGGAGCAGGAGAGGAGACATTGCATTGAGCATGCCACCATTACCAAAGCCAATAGAAGAGTTGGCATTTATATTAGAAAAATTTGGTTGGGATACCAAGTTTTCCGATTTATCAGAGGATCAAGTACACGTTTTGATCTTTGGTCTACAAGAAGCAGAAAAGTTATCACAGGAGATTCACGTTGCTGAACTTGAACAAAAGTACTTTAAGTCAACGGGCAGCTTCCCATCTACAAGCATCCCCTTCTGATCCTTTAGCCGAAGCAATAAAGGCCGCAGTAGACGAAGCAATCCTGCGTAACGAACAGAAGCGCGAACGTCGAAAGTATCTTGGCGCATCTAGTATCGGTGACGAATGTAGCCGCAAGATACAATATCGCTTTATGAACTACCCACAAGATGAGGGGTCAGAGTTCAGCGCACAGACGTTACGCATCTTTCAGTTCGGTCACGAGATCGAAGATTACGCAGCCAAATGGATCAGGGACGCTGGCTTTGACCTGCGAACGGAAGATAAACAAGGCGAACAATTTGGCTTTTCCATTGCTGACGATCAAATAAAAGGTCACATCGACGGCGTAATATGCGCTGGGCCTGTGCAAATGGGATATCCAGCGTTATGGGAAAACAAATCCGCCAACGATAAAAAGTTTCAGGCTTTTGTTCGGCATGGCGTAGCGAAGGCAAACCCCACATATGCAACGCAGATCGCACTTTACCAGACATACATGGATTTAAGTGATAACCCTGCGCTGTTTACTGTGGTGAATAAAAATACATCCGAAGTGTATTACGAGCTAGTCCCTTACGATCAGGAGTTGGCTCAAAAGGCAAGCGACAAGGCCGTAAATATCTTGACGGCTTCCAAGGCAGGTGACATCTTGCCAAGAGTCGCACAAAGCAAAGACTTCTTTCTTTGTAAGTTCTGCGAGTATCGGGAGACTTGCTGGAAAGGTGAATAAAAAGAAGGGGCCAGTCCTAGAACTAGCCCCACCAAGAAGTGTTTTATGGGTATGAGGACAATATAATGTCATTAAGGGTAGTTGGCAACACAGGATATGGTAGTAACGGAAAAGATTTAGTCGCAGAGATTTCGGAAAAAGTTCCGTCCTATGTGCAGATCGAGGCGTTAAAAAATGCATTTCCAAACGGTAAAGTAATTAGAAATGAGTTCTATCTAGGCTCACTAGATGGCGAAGCAGGTCAATCATTAAAGATCGACATTGATCCTATGAGTCCAAATTTCATGCGTGGCATGGACTTTAATACGGGCGAAGGTATCGGTGGGATCACAAAAATCTTAATGAGAGCAAACAACTGGAAAGTTCCAGATGTAGCAAAGCATTTCTCGTCTTATCTGGAGCAAGATCGTCCTGCTCCACCCATGAACCCAATCAACCCCAGCCTCGCCCAGCAGCTCCCGGTACAAAATCCTGTACAACCCGAACAAGTTAAGCAGCGCCGGGTAATTGATGTAAATACACCGCACGACGGCGAATACCTCTACCTCTCGGAAGATGGCGAAATCCTCGTCACAGTGCGAAGATACATTGAACGCACCCCAGCAGGGGAAATTGTTCGGGATAGCGATGGCAATGCCAAGAAAGAGTTCCGCCAGTTCCCTCGTCTGCCTGAAACGCGCCCTCTCTACAACCTGCCTGACATCGCGCAATCTGATCGCGTCATTTGGGTCGAAGGTGAAAAGTGCGCCGATGAACTAACAAAGATGGGATACACAGCAACATGCACCATTGGCGGTGCAGGGATGCTCTCCCAAAAAACGAAAGACAAGTTCGACTTCTCTCCATTGCAGGGCAAAGAGCTAATCATCTGGCCTGACAATGACGAAGCGGGTGCAAAACTTGCAAAGATTATTCAAGAGTTAGCCCAGAACGCAGGTGCCAAATCAATTACGATGCTCGTTCCACCCAAGGGCAAACCTAAAAAGTGGGACGCAGCGGACGCAATTGACGAAGGTTTCGACATCGCAAAGTTCCTAAACGCCCCAGTCCACAAGGTAAAAAAGGCTCTATCGCTCAAGAATCCTAGCCTACTTGCCAGTGCGCAGTTCGAAGGTCGGGCACCAGAGCAGCAGTTTCTTATCGGTGATACCATTCCGCTCGGCGTTCCAGTCGTGTTTGCAGCAGCGGGTGACAGCGGTAAAGGTATGATGACGCTAGACCTCGCAATGAAGGTCGCATCTGGCGAAGGTATGCAGAATGCTTTCGGTGGTTTGGTCGCGCATCACGGCACAGCTATCATTCTTTCAGCAGAAGATGATCGTGACGAGTTACATCGCCGGGTTAGCAGACTTGATCCCCTGAACAAACGTTCGGCTTATGCGCACGATCTTATCGTTGTGCCGCTACCAAACGAAGGCGGCGTGTTCCCGATTATGATGAAGGTGGACAACACCTACGCAACATCTCCAGAATTTGAAAAGATTTATGAGGAGATGCTCGAAATCGAAGACCTCGCACTGGTCGTTGTTGATCCTATGGCATCATTTGTTCACGCAGATGTGAACGCTGACCCCGCAGCGGGTGCAGCTTTCATGGGTCTGTTGGCGCAAATCGCAACCGAAACTGGCGCAACTGTAATCGTCAACCATCACATGGCAAAGATCAGAGACAAAGAACCAATCACAACGCCAGAGGAAGCGCGTAATCTGATTCGCGGCACCTCGGCAATCGTTGACGGTGTTCGTGCAGCATTTGCCGTATGGCAGGTCGATGAAGGTACAGCGCGGTCACGCTGTAAAGATATGAACGTACCATATACGCGCAACGCAGTGTTCGATGGCGCAGTCGTAAAATCCAACGGCCCTGCCAGTCGTGACATCCGACACTTCATTCGAAACCCAGACACAGGTTTGCTCGAAGATCGCAGCCAAGACATCCGCAACCTCGCAATCTCGCAAGTTGTTCGGGATAGGCTCGAATATGTCTATAATCTTATCGCAGATCGCGAAGCGCGGGGTATTCCTGTTACCAAAGGCGGGGCGCATGATGGCATTTGGGAAGCAATTAATACCGCACCACATGATGATATCAATGCAGCCAACCTTAAAACCGTGGGTGAAAGCACAATTAAAAACACAGTTACAGCACTGCAAAATGATAATCGTGTTGATCAATTCAAACGATCCAGACTTGGCGGAAGAAAATATCTTGGCGTAGTCGGCGGACCGCTTAATCAAGAGCAAGATATGCTTGACTGATATGGGATAGTATGGTAATAATCCCAAGTTAATCTAGAAAAAGGAGAAGCTATGATTACAGTATTTGAAGATCGTCAGCCTACGCTTGCAGAAGCGCAGGAAATTGTCGGGGGATTGGTCGAAATGGTTCGATCACCTACAAAACCCGATTGGCAAATCCTTGTGAATGAAGAAGGCTTACTTGACGGCCTGCCATTTAACGCAGAAGCTACAGAGCTATGCGGAACTGGTATCGTCGGGCCTGCGATTGTTCTCAAGGGTGAAGCAAAATGGACATAGAACCCATTGATGCTATAATAAAAACTCTAAAACGAAAGGCCCATGTGCTTGTTTACGATGGTGAGCGCATGGGCTTTTCTCATGGAAAGCAGCAGGGCGAAGAAATGCTCGCCTTATTAGAAATGCTAGAACGAGCAGTAAAAAGGGAGAAAGATGGTTAACATACTCGATTCATTTACAAAGCTATATAAAAGACCACCAACAGAATCAGAATTCGCTGCAATGTTAAAAATGAAGCGAGAACAAGAGGGATGGCGCAAAAAGAAAGACGAACCAAAAGAAGTTGTCAAAGTACGCGAACCAAAAACACCTACAAAAATTAATGATCGCAGCGTTTACAAATGGCCTAAACGCGCATCTGTTCGGGCTAAACAAGTCAATAGAATGCTAAAAGATGGCATCACAATCGAACGCATGGCCTATTATCTCGACGTAAAAGAAAGTCAGATTATGAGCGACATCAAGACGTGGGACTTACCACAGAAGAAAAATAAGTGATTCGTGGGGGCGGCACTCATTATCGGGCTACAGTGCAATATGATGGCAAACCAACAAATCGCCCCCACAGTTTTTTATTAAAGTTCACTAGCGTTTTCAACCAGATTTTCTAAAGAATATTTGTCTAAAATCAACAACATAATCAAAACCATCTGGTTCGGCGGAATATTCAAATTATACAAAAGCTCACAAACAATGTCCCTGACATTTATTCGGGATAATGGTTCGGGCAAGTCATCAACCCAACCCGAAACAATGACCTCAATTTGCTCAGAACTTAGGCTCAAGAACAACTCCTTGTTCGTGCAATTTCTTATAATAATTTAACGCTTTCGCCAACTCTGTTGACCTCGGGTCGCCTTCCCATTCAGCATCGTCATACTCACGCTGCAAACGCTTAATCTCATCGCTCACAACTGCCAATCTATCGTCCATTTTTCATCCTCTAGTAAACTTTTTCCAGACCTTGTGGGTTCATAATCAAAATGCCAAGTGTTTACTTGTACGAGCTTTGTATAACCATAAAAACTCGCAGTCTTCCGCATCTGGAAAAGAGATTTAAATATAATTTGTCGAATACGCTCTCTCGACAATCCAAACACTTCAGCGCATTGATCTAGCGTATTGTTCCTGACATATCTAAGATAAAGAACTCTTCTTTCCCTCGGGGTAAGACGCTTTGAAAACTTTTTAATTGCGTCCCTCTGTATCACAATTTTCTCGGAAGAAGGCACAATCATTTTTCGGGTCTCAACTTCGGTTTCAACACATACGAAACTTTGTCGGACACAACGCATTGCATACTCGTGTCCTCATACAACTCATAAATTTGTTCATAAATCGGGTCGGCAAGCCCCTGCAGTGCCTCTCGGCAATGCCGCTCCCGATCATACCAAATATATGAAGTCGTTACGCTCTCAGCATCCATGCTGTAAGTAATCACAAGCGCAGTGTAGTAATAAATCACCAGTCAACTCCCAACTTTACCATCCAGTTCTGCAACGTCTGGTAATTGCGAACACCTAACATCTTTGAAGCCTCGCCAATGTTCTTTGATTTGGCTAATGCCCTCTCAATGTAATTGCGTTTTACTTCATCAATTGCACGATACACATCAAAGTCTTCTGGCTCAATAACCTCAGAAATGTTCGGGTTATAATGGTTAACTGAACGCCATTGACTGTTAACTTCCAGATTATTCCGAATCTCGTCCTTGAACTCATCCAAGTCCGTCTGCGTTTTAATGTCGCTCAATCGCTCCAGTGTATAATGCATACACATTGTATCGTCTTCGACTGCCATTATGCCACTTCCTTCCATTCTTTATATAAGTCCCGAACCAAACGCTTCGTCATGTAACGCAAAGCACGATTGTGCGCATGACCATCGGTATTAACACGCTCACGTTCATACGCCTTGCGGTTGTCATAAATAATCCGATACGGCCCTGCGTTTTCCTCCTTGCCCTGCGATTTCAAAAGACTGTCGCCAATCGTCCAAAACACCGCATGGCGTGACGGGCTGTATCCATGCACCAAAGCCATTTCAGCATTGCTATGCTTACGCTGACGCTCTCCATCAATCACTGCAAGACCTGCACGTTTGTAAATGCCGTCCAACTCTTTCTCATACGCCATGAAATCACCAACTTCGCCCACAATACCTGCAAGCCCCAAGTGACCAAAGCCCTTCACCTTGTCAACAAATGACGCTGCGGGTAGCTGTTTCGCCAAGTCAATCAACCACTTTTCAAAACTCTTGCGGCTCTCCTCTAACGGCAGTCGGGCCTGAAAAAACGGCTCTGTCGCTGTTACCAAATCAAGCGAACCTTCTCCCTTTCTCAAGGCAGAAAACAACTTGTTCGCCTCTTTGATGTCTCCATCGGCAAACCCACGGCAAATTGCCTTGATCTGCAAAACAAGTTTACCATCAGCGCGAACCATATTCTGGCGGTTGCGCCATGTGCGATAAATCATTGCGATTGTTTCGTTTTCATATCTCTTATCCATATTTCACTTCTTTCTTAGTTGCGAGGCGCTTCCCATATGGCATTGCTGCGGGCTCGTAATGGCCTCTGGTTATTGGGTAATCTGACGAATGACATTTCTGTGCATCATAAATGACCCAAATTCGGTGGGGGCGGATACCCTATGACATTTCTGCGCTTGGACTATGGCCCCCTCGGGGAAACAATGTCTTGACACTTCTGCGTTTTCACAATGACCCCTTTAACTGGTTGGGAAGGGTGTCCAGACACTGACATTTCTGTAAGGTTGCATTGACCCTTCCCTTGGTGTGCAGCGGTAATAGCATTTCTGCGGTCTTGCCTTGGCACCAAATAAAAATGTCGGGGGCGCATCTCACATAGCATTTCTGCGTATGATGGTTGGCCCCCCTTGGGTAAGTATGGAATGACATTTCTGCGTTCTTTCTCTGACCCAAAAACTGTTGGGGGTGCATCCCAGATGGCATTTCTGCGGTATCAACTTGACCCCCTGTAAAACTGTCGGGGGTGAATGCGTGATGGCATTGCTGCGCGGCACACTTGACCCCCATAGACATTATGAAACCATAACGTCTGTATGAATTGCTTCCACGTCCTCGGCCTTCCAGACATCCCGAACAATTTTACCCTCGGGCATCTTCTCCAAGATCGCAGACAAGAACTTATGATTGCGACGGTGCGTTGTCATCTTGCCCTGCTCCTTGCTTACCGCATGCTCCAGATCGCCCTTCGTCGCATCGCCAAGGCGAATACCAAGCTCGGGCAAATGGAAGTAATCAAAGATATTGCGCGAATAAACCGCCGCCGTGTTCTTCAACGACACATTCGGGGTAGATTGCTCACCTTTCTGCAGAACAACCTGCTTCGAAATCTTCTCAGCCTCGCGTCGAAAACTAATTCTATTCGCTCTCGGACGCGCACTTACATCCTCAGACGCAATGCGCTGCAAATAACGCGCAGTTGCCGCATCGCGCAAAACCTTATCACTGCGCAACATCTTTAAATAATTCTCCGCAGCCTCGCGTTGGTTCTTCGCATTCTCCCAAGCCTTCTCAATGGCCTCGGACACAATCGGGTTTTTAGTTTGATAAGTCATTGTTTTTCTCCTCTGACCACTCATTAATCAACTCAGCTTGCCACGGCATAATAACATAGTTCTCAATGCACTGGCGCAACTCACGCTCAAAGCTATTCATGTCGCCCTTCATCAATCCAATTTCGGAATTGTTCGGGTAATGATTAGCATAATACTTTAGCGACTCCCTCGCCGCGTCACGCAACAAAACCAAGCACTGATCCATAGCCTTGCGCGTGTTCGGGTAAACGTTCCTATGCATTTGCACACTCCTCACACTTCTCGGCATCTTCACCCATGCCAACAGTCACAACTTCACCACAATCGCAAAGCCGTGGCATCTCTCCATCACCCGAACAACTTCCGCAAACCTCGCTAACCTGTTCGAGATAACCAACGTCACGGTTCGGCCCATGTGGGCGGGGTACGTCAAACTTAACGTACCCTTCACCCCAACAATCGGGACATGGTGCCATGATAGGCGTTTCCATGTCCTGAATTGCTTGATCGCTCATGCGTCCCATCTTACCAACTCGCCTTATAGGTCACGGTGTTCCACACCTCGGAATCAATCCATGCAGCAGCCTTTTCAAAAGTCTGCGCATGCTCCTCAGCCTCGGCGCGATACTCATCCCAAGACTCGGGCGAACCAAAGAAGAAACCCGCGCTGTCCTCGTTGTCGGGTAAATTACCGTCACGAATCGCAGCAGCGATACGGCGCAAATCCTCGGCATCCAAATCAATCGGCTGACAATGATCCTCACCATTTGCAAAAACCCGAACAATGAACTTATGCAGCGGGGCAAACTTGCGCCAGTAGCCAAGGTCAAGAACGTAAGACGCAACCTCGAACCCATCCACTTGTGGACGCTTTACCTCTAACGGCATGCCATGCTCGTCACGCTGCGAATGATCCCAAGAACTGATGAACTTGTCTCCGCGTAAATACATATCTAAGCCCATGATATTAAACTCCTCTTATATGCTAGACATCCCATACATATAATATAATTTATACAGTGTCAATAAAAAAATTTATAAAAAAACCCCCAACTCTTTCGGGTCGGGGGCTGTCTAGTTTATGAGGCAGTTCGGGATAACAATGAGCATAAACCCAAACTGAAATTCAAATAACATGGGACAAATCCCAAGTCAACACAAAAAAACCCCCGCCTGTATTCGAGCGGGGGTCGTTAAATTGTTCGGGTTATGTCGCCCTCTATCACCACCATCCGACGACAATCCCAATAATACCAAGGCCAACCAACGCAACAAAGCAAATTGCAATCGCTACATCTTCCCAGTTGATACGCGCAAGGTCGCGCTCCATCTCCTCAAGCAACTCTGCCAAGCTCTGTAAAATCATGCTGTCACCTCTTCTTCATCTTCTTCATCATTAGGAAAAGACACGACAACGTGGCCGTATTCTTCGTGAGTGATTTCCCACTTGTGGGTCGGGCATGTGTCCAACCATTCAAAAAACTCTTCTCTACTCATGCCGCTAACTCCGCATCCTTCGCCGCCGCGCGTAAATACCAATCGTCAAGCCCAAAGTCTTTATAACCCTGCTCAATCATATCATAATAGCCGCTCGACGGTGTGCCCAGTGCGCCCTTGTTGCCGTTCATGTCATAGATAAGCCAATCGCCGTTGATCTTGCGGCGGTCGTACAATGTCGGATAACCCTCAAGTCTGTCCAACGCCCTCAAGCAATCGTGCGTAATCTCCCACAAAACGACAGGCAAAACCATGTCG